GCGAGCGCTGTGCACATGAGCTGCGCGGTCTCGGTCGGCATCTTCACCACGTGCCGATCGCAATGCAACCGCGCGGCCGCGCGCGCGTCGAGGTCGAGCACGAAGATGTTCACTCGCGCTCCTCGGTCTCATCATCGAAGTGGTCGTCGCTGAACAGCCGGCGCAGCGGGCACTCGCTTGCACGGGCGCATGTCCTGGCGGTGTGCTCGACCTCATCTCCGCCGATCGCACCGCAGTGCTCGCACCAATCGTACTCGCCGGTGTCGCTCCGGGCGAGGTCGTCGTGCCCGTTCGGGACGTCGAGCCGGATGTCGTGCTCGTCCATCCACCGCGAGAACACGAGCACCACCGCTTTGGCCTGAGCGATGCTCAGAGGCTCCGCGTCGAAGTGCTCGCCGTGACTGTCGCGTCCGCGCATGACCTCGTAGGCGTGGATCATCTGCTCGTGATAGTGCTCGGCGCTCCAACGCCAGAACGGCACTTCGATCGACAGCGTGAGCAACGGCCAGAACTCGGCGGCTTGCTCAACGGTGATCGTCTCGATCTCGCCTTCGAGCTTCCGGTCGGATCGGAACTGCTCCCACATCGCGTCGAGAAAAGTCCGATGCGCCTCGGCAATCTCGTGCGCGTGGTCGTCGGTGAGCATGCCGACGTCGTCATCTCGGGCGGGCACGCGGCTCAGCCTGCTCGACGGCACGCCTCGCGTGTTGAGTTTGCGCTCGATGGTGAGTGACCAGTCGCGCGGATCATCGCCGAGATCAAAGAGCTTGGTCAGCATCTCGCGATGGCTCGCGATCTTGGCGAGCGCACCTGCCTTGACTTGGATGGGCTTTAGGAGCCCATCGGTGAACATCAGCCTTGTTTCGACGGACATGACGCTTCGACCGCAACGTGAGTCCGTGCATTCCCGCAAGCGATGCTCACTCGTGCTCCTCGGTCCCATCATCGATGGGTCCCTGCCTTGCTCGCTCGCGCCGGCTCGTAGCGAGCGCCGCGCTGAGGTCATGGATCGCCAGTGCGAGGTCGCGCTCGTCGACGTCTCCAAGTCGACCAATTGTGTGCACGCGACCGCGACGCAGCGCAACGAATGTCATGCCAATGATGTCGCCATTTTCAGCTTGCGCGAGCAGCTGTCGAAGATTTGCGACGACTTCCTCGTTGGACTTTCGTTGCAGCTTGGTAACGGTCATCGTGTTTCGCTCCTCTCGTACCAGAGCATCGACACCATCAGCCACGCGGCTGCCCCCCAGTCGACGGGGATGCCGTAGATATCTTGTGGAATCAGCCACGGCGCGGTGGCTGAAAGACCGAAGACGAGCGCGCGCGGCCACGAGAACTTGGACTTGCTCATCGTGACTCGCTCCCGGCCACCTGGCGCAGCCACTCGAGCGCGGCGGCCTCATCCTCCTTGGTCGGCCAGCTGAACCCTTGGTCGTGCACGATCTTGTAGAGCTCGAGCGGGCTCAGGCCGCCGCGCTCGGCGAGCCTGGCCAGGGTCTGGCCTCCGTGGTTGCGCATGGCCTGCCTTTCGTGGGGCGCCACCAGCCACCAGGGTACGCTCGTCGGGATGTCGGGGTTCTTGAGGCTGTTCAACACTGGGAACCTCGACTCCGATGAGCAGGTAGGGTCCACATCGGGATCAAGCGGTTGCGAAGATCGAAGCCTGGCGATCGCGTCGAGTTGCTCTCGAATCTCCGAGTCAGAGCGCCCAGACGCGGTGAGCTGACCGATAAGCCACTCAATCAGCGCCGACTTGACGTCCAGCGATGAGCGCAACTCGGCAAGTTCGAGCACCGGGTCCGGCTCGGGCTCGATGTCATGGTCCGCGCGCTCATCTGCCCGTCGTCCCGTCCAGCCTTGGCAGACGGGAGATTCCGGCAAGACCGTGTAGCCAATGCGCTTCGCCCACGGTATGAAGTACTCGCCGTCCGGCTTTTTGAGCCCGGACACGGCAGACTTAGCGATCTTGACGTATCCGCGCACGGCATCGAGAAGGTCGTCCCAGAGATGGATCCCATCGCTGTCGTCTAGCCCGAGCGCCTCGACGAGTTCGCGCCGGCACCTATGTTCTTTGGATTCTTCCATCGTTCGCATCTACTCCCGATCAGATCATCGATTCCAGCGACTGAGCCTGCGCGTCCGCGATCCACTCGTCGCGCCCTGCAAGCCACTGGGCCAACCACTCGCCGAGATGGTCGCCTTCCGCCATGCGCTCGTCCGACCACACCGCAAGCGCGTCTCTGGCCTCGGTGTCTGGCGGCAGCTTGCTGCCCGAGCATCGCGGGCCTGGTCCTGGCCCCGTGTGTGACCGGATCAGACCCGAGCTCGTCATGGCGATGTGGTCACCGCACCCGTAGCACTTGGCCCGACCAAACTTGGCGGGCCTGGTCAGGATCTCGCGAGGTCTTGGCATCGCCTCGAGCACGAGGCGACCGACCTCGGACCACCGCTCGCCGAGCCCACGGCAGGTTTGGCATGGGCGTGAGTACCAGTATCCGTCTTCGACTTCATCACTCGAACCAGGGCACAGAAACGTCCAGCCGAGATCGAGCAGGCGCTGCTCAATCTCCTCGTCGCAGGCATCGTCGACGCTGACACAGATCTCTTCGCATTTGCTGCCATCACACGCCGGGCACCGCCCGATCTTCACCGCGACCGTGCGGGTCACACAGGCGACGACGCGCACGCACTCGCAGTCCACAGCCATGCCGTCGCGCACATCAATCGTTGGCGTGGGCCGACAGAACTCGCAGCTGCCCACACGTTCTATGACCGCCGTGCCCGACAAGCACCATGCCTTGCCCCATGCTCGCGCTGCAACTTCGCTATCCATCGCCGGCGATGTCAGGGCCTCGGTCCTGGTCAGGCATAGCAGCGCGAGCAGGGCCGTCGCGTGGTCGACCGTCAACCTGTACGAGCCAGCCCATGCCAGGACGAGAACGCCGCGCCGAGCGTGGGAGAACGACCACGGCTTTTCGCGTGACACCGACCGTTGCAGCGACGGCATCCCGCGGCCGTCCCACATCCCAGAAGCCTTGGCGATTCGCTCAACGGTCTCGGCGACGGTCATGTCCCGTCCGAAGCAGGTTCGAGCGCCTCGCATTCCCAGGTTTTCGACCCCGGGCACATCGAATCGTCGGCGAGCCGGTGCCCCCACATGGCGCCAGAATTGCGCGTGAGCACGCGAGCGCGGCAGTGAATGCAGACGACCCGAGCAGGGCCGGACCTGGCCGTGTCTTGCGGCGACCACTCTTCGGGGCCCAAGCTCAAGCCACCCGGCTGGCGGCCGAACTGGTCGACCTTGTTCACGGCGTGTCCTCGCTCTCCGCCAGCCCGATGGTGTCGAGCACCCAGCGCCTGGTCGACGTGTAGCTGCCCGACTCGAGCGAGACGACGATGTCCCAGACCGAGCAGTTGCCCTCGCCCTCGTCGATCGGCGCGTAATCGGGCAGGTGCGAGAGAAGGTCGGCCAGCTGCTCGGCGTTGACCCGGCTCGGGCTCGTGACGTCGGGGTCGTACTCCGGGCACCAAAGGAGCACGTCGCCGAGAAGGTCGGCTGGGCGCACGCCTATCTTCGCGCGAGTTCCCGTGCACCCGAGGCGCTCGAGTTGGTCGATCACGGGCTTGGTAGTGGGCGTCTTGGTCTCCATCTACGGCCGAAGCCCCGCCGCCCATCGCCTGCGCGACGCGTCCGGGGCCCGGCCTCGCAGCCATCGACTACCGCCCGACGATGGTAGCCTTGTTTGCGCGCAGGTAGACCTCGCGCGCGGCCTTGAGCGCGGCGTCGGCAGCCAGGACAGCTCCGCCGGACTCGTTCGTGGCCTCGCTCACCGGGCAGCCCAGGCTGTAGTCGCCGATGAAGATGGCCTGCCCAACATCGCTCGCGGGCAGCTGGCCGAGTTCGAGCGCGTCCGCCACGGAGCGCAGCGCCGCCGCGATCGCCTCGCCGAGTTCGAGCTCGAGCGTCTTGCGTTCGGCGTGCCTAATCTGCTCCCAGATCGCTTCGATGCTGGGCTCGCCGCTCGTCGTCGTCGCGAGCGACACGAGACGCACGAGCAGCTGCCGAGCCCGACAGGTCGCCCCGCTGTGACGATCGTAGACCCTGACCTCGCCTGGCTCTCCTTGATCGTCGTCCTCGACGCGGATCTGGTCCGACCCGAGGCGCTCGGTCATCCGCTCGAGCATAATCTCGACGAGGTCGCGCATCGCCTGGTCGAGCGTCGGGACGCTCAGTAACAGGCTCGTCTCGGCGTTGGGGCCCTCGCCGTCCACCGTGATGGCTGGCACGCCGAACAAGATCGCGACGTAGACCCGGCCGGTCGGTCGACGGACGACCGCCATCCAGTAGCCGCGGCGGTCCTCGTGCAGGTAGGCGACGCCGAGCGAGAGGCCGCCAGCGTCAGGGACGATGTCGTGCTCGGCAGGGAGCCAGCGGAGCACGCCCAGCGAGTCGAGTCGGGTGGCGAGTTGTAGAACTTGATCGAAATCGGTCATTATCGTCTGGTCCTAATTTTCCGCGGTTTCGCTCCGCCGCGCGGACCCGAACGCATCGAGCCCATGCGGCGGGGCCGAAGCCCCGGGGCCCTACAACTCGACGACCTCACCGGTCATCAGCTCCCAGATGTGCGGCGTGAACCCGAGCGAGTCGCCGTCGATCACCTGGCGGGTCGCTTCGTTTGCGGTCTCGTAGATCGAGCGCAGCATCAACCCGAGGCTCCAGCCATCTTCATGTCGACCGAGTTCGGCGACCCGGCCAGGGAACACATCGGGATCGATGACTGCGTCGGGCGTGCTCACGTAGGCGATCACGCCGAGCGCCTCGAGATCCGGGACCCACTCGGGCCAGCGCTCGCGCGGCGAAGCCTTCTCCAACGCGGCTACGATCGTCTTGTCGTCGTAGCCCTGCTCGAGCATGATCCGCTCCAGCGAAGGCGAATCGGTGCGCACGATTTGGAGGTCGATTCCCCCCGATCCCCAGAAGTCGTGGTTGGTCACGACGTGGCGCAGCATCTCCACCGCCTCTCGGTCTCGATCTGAATCGGTCGGATTGAATCCGTCCGCGACGATCTCGGGATCGACGGTCGCGGCGAAGGTGATGGTCCAGGTGTAGGGGGTCGTGGTCTCGGTTGTGGTCATGGGTCTGGTCCTGTGGGTTGGGGGTTGGGCGAGGAAGGTCAGTAGGCATCCCAGGCGCGGCGGACCCACTCCGGATCGGCGCCGAGGGTCTCGGTGAGCACCTGGCGGATCTCGGCGGGCCAGTCGTCAACGTCGTCGTACTCGGGTCGACGGCCGAGTATCTCGCGGAACTCGGCGACGACGCCCGCGAGCTGATGGGCGATCACGCCAGGTCGGACGCCGGCCGCTTCGAGCAGTGCGTCGTCGGACCGCTCCCGCGCGGCGATAGCGTCGATCCACGCGCCGACCTCGGATTGGGGCGCATCGTCAGGGGGCTCGACCGGATACGGTCCGTTGATGTCGAGCAGGGCCTCGACTGCGAGGCGGCCATTGGCCATGGCGGACCACGTGTGCGCGAGGGCGAAGAGGCGATCGACGGCGGGTTGGGCTGGGATGGGCATAGTCGTGTCTCCGTAGTCGCGGTGGGCTACTCGTCAGCAGTCGTCGATCGGATGCGTGGTCACGAGGTCGATCCGCCACTCCTTGCTCGGGGTCGCTACGAGTTCGATCCTGCGCCGCTCGCTCTCGTACCAAGCCAGGGTCACGAGGTCACCATCGGCGGTCACCTCCCAGGTCAGGATGAGGTCGCTACTCAGAGCGGCGTGCAGGCCCTTGTACGCTTCGACGATGCGCGCGAGCACCGAGTTGAACTGCTTCACCGGGTGCTCGGCCAGGGCATCGCCGCTGTGTCGATAGCAGCGGCGGAACAGCTCGACGGGCTCGGGCTCGCCGAAGCCGTGGCGCTCAAGCATCTCGACGAAGCAATCCACCACGTCGAAGGAATGGACGGGGAGGTATTCGCCGAGCGTGCGGCGCTCGTTCCTGAGCGTCGGGTTGAGCTTGATGACCGGCTTGTCCTGGTCGTTCACGGTGAGCATGATCGCGTCCTCGGTGGAATCGTCGGCCAGCAGCTTGCCAAGGTCCGCGAGGTCGTCGTCGGTGACGGCATACCAGCGGTAGGTCGCGTCGTCGCGATACACCGTCAGGCCCAACTCGGCGAGATGCGCGGCCCGGTCCTCGTCGTCGAGCATCTCGATTTCTTCGATCTCGCTCTCACCGAGGGGCCGAAGCAGCCGGCCAACCCACGGCGCGGTGAGTCGACCGCGATCCCACCGCATGTACACGTGGGTGAAGCCGTCGGTGGTGGGCGCTTCGAGCCGGTACCACCCGCTGGCGCGCACGATGTTCTCCTGCGCGAGGTCGAGTTTGTCCGTGTGCTCGGCGGCGCGGGTCTGGGCGAGATGGTCGAGGACGATGGTCGGGGTCGGTTGGCTGGTCATGTCGTGGTCTCCGTTGTGGTGAGGTTGTGGTGAGGTTGTGGTGAGGTCGTGGTGATGGTGAGGGCTACTCGTCGTCCGAATCGTCCATGGCTGCCGCGGACTCGATGGTCGAACGAACGATGGCCATCGCGGCATCCTCGTCGGCGATAGCCATGACGTCGTCACGCTCGGCATCGGTGTGCCCGCCGCCGCCGTATCGGTCCTCCCACTGGTCCGCGGTCGTGACGGGCTCCTCGCGACCGAGCAGGATGTCGCACGCGTGGGTGACGACGAAGTCACCGGCCGAAGCGGCCTCGGTGCGGAGCGAGCGAATCTGGGCGGAGGGGATGGTAGAGGCTTGGCTGGTCATTTTCGTGTTCCTTGAAGGGTCGGGCGGAGGGCGGAGGGCGATGGTCATGCGTCGTCGTCGTCGTCGTACACATGCTCGAGCGGGTTCGCTGCGAGCCTGGCTCCGATGCGCGAGTAGCTCGCCAGGCAGATGCGCTCGCCGACTTCGAGGGCATCGCTCGTCTCGATGACGTCGAGGTCGAAGCCCATCCGGCACCCCTGCGACTGCACCTCGCCCCACGCCTGGGCCTCGGACGCGAACTCCCGCTCGACAGTCGCCCGGGCGCCGGGCTTGCACCGCTGATGGTCGAGCACTCCGGTCAGGTCAGACACGAGGTAAAAACGGGGCTTGGTCGTGGTCGCTTGGCTGGTCATGGGGTTCGTCCGGTCACCAAAGATATAGTGCGGCCAGCACTGGCGCGCAAGTCCTGGACTCACTTTTGTTGCGATCCGAGCCTAATCCACCGTCCTGGACCAACCCCGAGGTCTGGTCCGAGTAGCTCGAGCAGCTGCTCGCGGGGAATCCAGTCGCCGCCGAGCCGACCCAGGTGCCGGGTGCCAAACCCGCAGTCGATGACCTCGGTCCCGCGCTCGCGCAGTTCCTCGGCCATGACGGCCAGCGCGAGGCTCGAGGAGCAACGCTCGATCGAGAACATCGAGACCCCGTAGAACACGGCGCCCGACACCACCCCGAACAGCCCGCCCACCAGCCGGTCGCCGACCCACGCCTCCGCGCTGTGAGCGACACCGAGCCGGTGCAGCTCGCGAAAGACCCGGATCTGCGTCGAGCACAGCCACGTCCCGGGATCCAGCGGCGCGTGCGGGACCGCGCACCCATGAACCACCGCGTCGTAGGCCACGTCGATCGTGATCCTGTAGGGCCTGCGCCTGGCCAGCTTCCGCAGCGTGCGGCCAAGCCTGACGCCGGGCGAGACGGGGATCACGAACCGAGGGTCCGGAGACCACCAGGCCCCGAGCCCGCTCTGCGTCCCGTATGGCGTGTACAGGAAGGCACCGCGCCCGTAGGCGTGTAGTGCCTGCGCGGCCGTGATGCCCTCGGTCACCGCGACGAGATCGACGTCGAGGAACGACGAGTCCGGGATCATCTCGTCTCGACCGACGGCGATCATGTCTCGCACCCGAACAGCTCCTGCTGCCCCGGTTCGGTATCCTCTGGCCCTTGCGCGTCGAGGATGAGCACGAGCAGAGCCAGGCGCTCGGCCTCGCAGGGCCTGCACGCCGGCCCGAGTGCGCCGCGGCGGAAACCTTCGGCCAGGCCACCGCACTCAGAGCAGACGGTCCCCTCGGGCGCGGAAGCGAGGTGGATGCGGGCGACCTCGCAGACCGAGCAGCCTGGACACTTGCGCTCAAGACAATCCCGGATGAGCGGCATCACTCGGGCTTGTCGAGCCGCACCATAACGGTGCTGACGTCGGTTCCAGATTCCTTGAAAGCTCCGGCCTCGACTTCGATGACCTTCCCGCCGAGCAGCTCAACAAACTCTCGGAAGCGCTTGCGCTTTCCTCGGGTGCTGGTCCGCCACCCCATCGACATGATCGTAGCGAGGCGCCCTCCCGGCCGCACGAACTCCCAGGCGTGCATCACGTGTTCGATATCCTGATCCTTCGTGAACGGTGGATTCATCAGGACCACGTCGTAGGTCGGGTCGACGGGCATGTCCAAAAAGTCGGCGTTGATGAAGTCGTCGCGCGTCTCTCGGCCTCGGCCCCAGTCCATGCGTGCCGAGGTCATGGCCTCCCGATCGATGTCGATCGCGGTCATGTACACGCCGGGCTGATGACGGATGATGGCGCCGACGATCGACCCGTCACCGCAGGACGGCTCGAGCACGCAATCGCCATCTTCCAGCGGCCCGATCAGCGCCACAAGGCGATCAGCGATCGCGCACGGCGTGTAGAAGGCTTGCAGCGTGTTCTTTACGTGCACCACTTTGCCTGTCTCGGCGGCCAATCCGAGAGCCTCGCGCGGGTCCCTGGCGAACAGGTGCGCCTTCGCGGAGCGGTTCCACTTCCCGCCCGCGGCGACGAGCGCCTTGTTTATCCGTTCGTAGAGCTTGCGATCGAGCTGCTCCGGTGGGAGTACGACACGGTCGGAACTGATGCTTGAGCGTGCGAGAACATCTCGCACGTCGCTGTCGATGGTGATGGTCTTCATGTGGCCGACCAACCGCGAGCGCCGGATTTCATTCCAGACGCTCGCGGTCTGATCCCGACGGTCAGCTCGCGATCTTCGGCTCGGACGCGATCGACAGCACCGGGATCGCGGGGGCGGTCTCGGTCGCATTCGTGGCGCGGAGCAGCTTCCGGAGCCAGCGCTGCGCCGACTTGATGACCGGGCTCGCCGTCGGTGCAATCAGCACCGAGCTCGCGTGACCGGCCGAACGGCAGAGCACGCTCCTGTCACCGACCACGACACGGAGCTCTCCAGCCCCGGAGATCTCCAGCATCTTGATCGCCGCTTCGGCCAGCGGCTCGAGGCTCTCGTCGCCGGCCGAACCGAGACCGTCTTGGGTCGAGCGTTCGCTGCCGCGTACGCAGACGAAAAGAGCTCCGTGAGACACGATTTTGTCAGGGGTCACCTTGGTTTGCATGCCAGCACTACCGCCTACCGCGCTCCTGATTCCACGCTTGGCCCACGAATTTTCGCCACGCCTCGATCACGATCTGCACGTGGCAGTGCGCCGGCCAGCATGAGCAGACCGCGTAGTGCTCGGGCGTGAGCTCCCGGAGGTAGCGGAGCACAGCCGGATCAGTCTCGAGCCGCTCCCAGAGCCAGGCTCGATAGCGTGCGAGCACAGGCACGGCCGCGTCCGCTCTCGACTGCCCGGGCTCTCGCTTGAGGTCCCGCCAAGGATTCCCCACCGGCGTCCCCTCGCCACAGTAGATCGCGGGGCCGGGCGGCTTGCCGTGGTGCCGATTCCAGACCCGCGGCTCGGCGACCGGCCACACGTGATGAACAGCGATCCCGGCCTCGTAGCCGGCGACGCGGCAGTCGAGGGTCCCGACGCCGCCCTCGAACGCGACCACCGTCGACGCCGGGATAGCGACGAACTCGCCCGGGCGCCGGCCCGAGATCATCGCTCGGTTGCGCAGCGGGCCGGCGGCTCGTCCGTGCGTGCGCCAGTCAGCCGGCCATGGCTCGACGGCCCACCCGCGCGCGCGGAGGTAGCCGGCGACGAGCGTGTCCGTCGAGCCCACCAGTTCGCCGCGCTTGTTCTTGCGCGCCGGGCAGGCGCCATGTCTGATCCGCTCAGCGCCGAAGTCGACGAGCTGCTGCTCGAGTTGCTCGAGCTCAGCCAGCGTGGGCGTCCGGTCCCGACCGCCCGTGATCACCACGATCGGCCGGGTGCTTCGGTCGTCGTGCATGGCTACGCGCCGGCCGGGTCGTCCCCCTGACCGTCGCCCTGGTCGTCATCGGCCTGCTCGAAGCGCTTGAGCTTGCGCTCGATCCTGTTCGCCGTCGCGAGGTCGGTGCTGACGGTAGCAACGACGGAACTGCCCTCTTCATCCGTGACGAGAGCGAGCTTGAGCTGCGACGGCTCGATGCCGAGTTGCTTGGCGACGGCCTTGATCACGAGGTCTTCCCGGATTTCGTACTTGAGATTGTCCACGGACAGCGCAACCGAGGCGCCTCCCGATCATTCCATGGAATCGACCAGTTCGCCCGATGTTGGCCCCGCATGGCTCAGCAGATTTCGCTCGTGCACGCCATGCATGTTGACACGATGCCGGCGGTGACCGGCACGGGCATCTGTCCGCCAGGTCAAGACGTGATCGACGACGTCGAGGCGATCACGGCGCCGACAGGCCCGCTGCCTACCTGTACTTTCAGCCCGCGCTGACCCACGACGCAGCTGCGCGCGAGCGATTGTTCGAGATGGTGCGGCTCGCCACTGGATCGCCTGTGGCACATGTCTTCGCGCAAAGCCTGCTTGGTTCCAATGATGGCTATCGAAGAATCCGCGGCGTGCCCTCCGGCCGCGCGCGCGATGGCTGGTGGGTACGTCTCAACGGCGAGTCAGCACTCGGCGACGGGCGCTGGGCCATGATCAAGCGGATGCCGACTGAGCCAGATTCGATGATGAAACTCCACGTGCGTTGGTCGGCGTCACTGAGCTGCGAGGTCGCCAAGGCCACGCGCGCCTACTGGACACCGATGGTCGCTGCCTCGCTTCGGTCTGGCTGCCGGCTCAGGGGATACCGAAATCGTAGGCCGGCAGCCGTCTACGCCGACAGCCTCGCCAATCTGGTCCTGGCCTCCTACTGGTCGTCCGCGCTCGTGGCCGCGCTCAGCTTGATGTCGGTCGGCGTAGAGTCGCTCGACGAGATCCTGCTCTGGGCTGACGCTGCCGAGGCGTCCGGCCAGCCGTGGGCGCTCGACCTCGCCAAGCTGGCTCGACGTCCTGATCGCGACGTCATGATCCGCGCGCTCCGGACTTGCGCGCAGGAACTCGCGTCAGGATGAAGCGCGTCTCTGACAAGCGCCGGGCCGAGTTCGCGGCGAGGCCGGCGATCCCAACGGTCAGCGAAGATCGGACGCCGGTCCGGCCAATCGACGAGAGCTTTCGCGAGTTCGTTCGGCGCCTTCCCTGCGTGGTCTGCCTGAAGCCCACGCTCGGAGGGGACCCGTGCCACCGGAAGACCAAGCGCGTTTCCGGCGACTGGCTCGACGTCGGAGGGGAGCTCAGCGGGAACATCTACCCCGCCTGCCGCGAGCATCACGTCGAGCAGCACAGCTACGGGATCGCCACCTTCGCGGGCGGCCACTCGCTCAAGCTCGCCAAGGTGTGCAAGGCGGTCGGCGAGGCGTACACCCTCGGCTGGTCTTCCGATGCGCTGGGAGTCGAAGCGCGGGCACGCGGTGGCTACACGCGGGTGAGCCTCGCCGACGTCGGCAGCGGCGAGCTCCCGTACTAGCTAATCGGGCCGCCCTTGAGCGCGGCGACCTCGGCCTCGATCCGGCCGAGCGCAGCGCGCAGATCAAGCACCGCCGGGCTGCCCACGTAGTTGGCCGGAGTCAGCGGCACGTAGGCGCCCCAGTCCGGAGCTCGCCAGCGCCGGTCCCCGCCGATCTTCTCCCACTGCACGTACAGCCACGCGTTTCCGATCGCGACGTCGCGACCGTACTGGCCGGCGATCCGCTCGGTCAGATCCCACTCGTCCACGGGCGGCGCGACGTCGTGTGCGAGGGTGAACGACCCGCCGTCAGCAGCTCGGAACAGGATCGGCCTGAACACCCGCTCGCTCTGCGTGGCCTCGATGTCGGCGGCTGAATAGGTCGATCCGTCGGTGTGGATCGGGCGGATCGCGTTGATGATCACACCATCGGCGAACGCGATCACCGAGCATCGGGCCGGCATGTAGGTGAGCAGCCCATCCGCTGAGAGCGCGGCGACCGTGAGACCGTCGACCATGACCGATCCCTCTGCGACCAACGGCGTGATCGAGGCAGCCTGGAAGTCGACCGTGGCCACCTCGGCGATATCGGTGTTGATGGTCATGCTGGGATCCTCGCGTTAGCCATGATTTCGACGTCGTTGAGCAAAACGTGCAGCGTTCCGGCTCGCTGCACCTTGATCACCAGAGTGACGCTCGTCGCGTCGACCTCGACGTCGAGCCGAAGCCCCGGTATATCGCCCGGCTTCGAGCCCTCGGGCTTTGCAAAGCGGACGGATCCTGCCGTGCGCCGGTAGGCCACGCAGTATTGATCCAACTGAGCGACGTAGAAGTCGGCCTGGTCGCCGAACGCGACGACAACGTGAATATCGAAGGCGACCACTTCCCCTGGCTCGAGCGTCTGCGAGTAGACGACGTACGGGTTGCCCGAAGAGACGCTGACGATCTCCCCCACCGGCGCGGGCAAGGACGGGAAGGCGGCGAGCGTCGCGTCGACGGTGGCGTCGACCGGCGCGTCGGCGAACTCGAGCGTCAGCCTGTCCGTGTCGGGATCGCCGACGGGATCGTAGAGCGGCTCGAGGGTGACGCCGGTGCACTCGACCCCCGCGTCGACCGTGAGCTGGGCCTGGAGCGCGTAGACGTCTCGGCGCACCTCATCCGGGGTGACGATCCCCGTGCCAATGGTTCGGGTCAGCGACGGCATCAGGAGATCCTCCAGATCGCGAGCGTGGCGGAGCGGAGCGTTACGCTGCCAGTACCCGAGGACTTGGCGAAGACCAGGTCGTAGCGGATCGAAGAACCGAATTGAGACCCCAAGAATGTCACTGCATTCGAGCGCAGAGTCTGGGCGTTTGCCTCTCCGAGCGGCTCCACCATTGGGCCTATGGTCGAGGGCGCCCCATTGAGCCGGACGTCGGCCCAGTGGGAGGTATTGCTCGCTGACACCGATACTGCATAGCTCGTCAGTGCAATGTAACGGTGGGAGGCGACGAGCGGGATCGGGTCGATCTCCGTGCCAAGCGTAAGGTAGCTGACGGGGCTAGTGGGTGCGTTGCTCGTGGTCACGGGCGAGAACCTTGTGGTCTCCACGAGCTCGGCGCCGAACATCGGCATCGGCACCCACTCGTTGCCGTCCCAAACGGCCACGTCATCGACGTTGGGTGCTTGGCTGCTCCACAGTCGACCGCGCACGCGCGCGACGGTTGGCGTGGGGTAGGATCCGACCAGGTCTCCCGAGGCCGGCCCAACAGGCGCGCCCCCGGCCGGCCTCGATCCGGAGGGGTGCGTCACAGCAACCTCCCCCCATTGACCACGTCGATCCAGAGCGCGGCGGTGCCGTTGGCGGTTGCGGCCTCGATCCCGATCATCACGATGTCGCCGTCGAGGACGTCGTACTCGATGAGCTCGTAGCCGCCTACCGCGAAGTCGGTCAGCGGGACCGTGCGGGCCAAGACCGTGTTGTCCTCGCTGTCGGTGGTGATCTTGACGACCGTCACACTGACCAGCGCCGCCGAGCCGTCGACGGGCGTCGCTCCCGGATCGATCCCGGTGTAGCCGGTGATCCGATAGGTCAGCGGCGACGACGTGATCTTGATCCGCCCGACGCCGGACGGCACGGGGACCTGCGCGCCCGGCTGCGCCCACGCGTCACCCGCAAACCCCGAGAGAGCTATCCGCCTGTACTCAGCCACGTGGCCATCCTACCAGGTCAAGGCGTTCGGAGCGTAATCAACCATCCATGTCACACGCGATTGTCGCGCAATCGCGGTGTCACGCGCCGCATGTGACAGTGCGACATCCGATGTCCCACTTCGCGCGAATGGCTGCTAGCATGCCCTCGTGCGCCCCGAACAGCTTTTAGACCACCGTCCAGCCGAGGTGCTGCGATTCGTCGGGAGGGGCGCTTCGGGCAAGGAGGCGGCGGCGAAGATCGGCGTCTGTCGCAGGACCCTGATCCGCTGGCGAAAGCAAATACCTGGCTTTGGCGTCGCCTACGAACGCGCCATGGAGCTGAGCGGCGACGAGTCGGTGGAGGCGCGCGAAGAGCTCGACCTGATCGTGTCGTCGTGGACCCCGGGCGGTCTCCTGGATCCTGAGCCCGAGCCCGAGCCCGAGCCCGAGCCCGAGCCCGAGCCCGAGCCCGAGCCCGAGCCGGTCCCGGATTCCGAGCCTGAGCCCGAGCCCGAGCCCCTGGACCGCGAGCCCGCGTGGGTGCGCGCGCGCATGCAGCCCTTGCTGGAGCCCGAGCCCGACGAGATCGCTACCGAATCAGCTGCGGCCGATTCTCCGCCCGCGGTCGAGCCTGACGTGCTCGACGCGGGCGGATCCGAGATTGTCGTCCAAAAGGCGCGTCAGCCGGCCGCGCCCTACACGAAGGTTCGCCCGCCCACGCGCGGGGAGTGGCTCGCCGAGATGGCCGTGCTCGCCAAGGACCCCAATCAGCCTGAGCGTTTGCGGATCACGGCGATCGCCGCGGTCTCGTCTGGGCTGTTCGGGGGCCCGGCTGGACGCTCGACGAGGCCGGCGGACATCGACGATCGCAAGGTCGCAACGGCTGCCCGCGATCCCGGGGTTCCGGCCAGCGTCTGGCAGGACGCGTGCAGGAACTTCCTCGGACCGGCTCCGGACGCGGATGAAGACGCGGGCGGGGACGTCGTCGAGCTTGAGCAGGCGACACCCGGCCAGGGCCGCTGACCGTGATAGCCTGCCGCTGTGGCCTCGGAGTTCCACCTCGAAACCCAGAGCCAGGTTACGCCGCTCCTGCGAATCGATTACCGCGTGAGCGTCGGCGCCCGCTGCATGGCCAGGCGCTCGGGGCCCGGGCTGATCGGGATCGAGATCCTGCGCGGCGACGGAGGCTTGCCGGAGGCGTACACGTCGAGCGTCGGCTACCGGCTCTACGGGCCCCTGGCCGCTGGTGAGGAGCTCGAGGTCACGCTCGCGGCCATCGACAAGGTCGGCGCCGGCAGCTATCCGCGGTCCTACCAGCTGCGTGTCGTGGCGTTCGGCGGGGTGGATGACATCGTCGTGCGCGACGCAAACGTGGGGACGAGCCCGTACTCGGAGCCCGGCATCACGCCCGCGTGATGATCAAAGCTGGTGATCACCCAACCGTTCGCGAAGCACCGCTGCGCTGATCAGAGCAGATGCAGCGGCGTGGTCAAGTCGGTCGAGCACTTCGCGGATCGCCTCCTGTTTGGCGCGGTCGACCTGACTCTTACCGATCCGATCGAAACATTGGTACGGTCGCTCGTCCTCTGACGGCAGAGCGTGGCTGTAGGCCGGCACAATGCAAAACTGCCACCCAGGCCCCCGCCACCACAGCATCGCGTCCGACGTCCCTGATGCCTGGGTTATGTGGACATCGACACCGTCTATCTCCCGAGTACGCCAAGATCCCAGTGCCCGGCCCGCGAGACCTTCGGAGCAATGCATCTCCCAACGTCGTCGATCTCGGATCAGCGAGAAGACGTTGTTTAGCGTGGTCACAATGTCCGGGACTGGGCGACTGGCGGACGGCATGCATTGCCAACCATGCCTCCGCCAGGCCATTCCCAAGCAGCATCATGTGAACGTGTAGATCTCGGAGAAACCGGCTTGTAGCTGGCTGTTGATCAAGTCTTGCAGCGCCTGGTCCTGCGCAGCCCCGAGGCTCGTCGCGGTGACGCTCATCGTGACCATCCACAGCCCGCCGACGAGGTAGTCGTCGGCGGTGCTCACCGTCGTGAACGGGTCGGCGGCCGAGGTCACGACCGCGTCGAGGTACCCGGCGTTGACGCAGACGCTCGTGTAGTAGGCATCGTTGACGCCACCCTCGCTGCGCATCTTGGCCAGCACCGTGGCGCGCCGCTCCTCGAGCGTCTGGCCGTCGACCGGAACGACCCCGCGCTCGCGCTCGCGATCGGGCAGCAAGACGTCCGCGGTCCGCGGGTCGTACTGACGCGCGAGGGTTTCCCGAGCTCGGCGCAGGCGAGAGAAGAATCGGGCGATCGCCCGCGCGACGGCGGGCAGCCAGCCGACCGTGCGGTTCCAGTATTCGCCGATCGGGAACTGGCGCAGAACCTCCGGCGTGGCGCTCACGTCCGTCACGTCGAGGTATGCACCGTCGCCCCCGACCGAGGCCGACTGTTCGCCGTAGAGGTCGATCACGGCCATGGGTCAACTCTCCACGAGCGGGATCCGGAGCGCGCCGATCAGGAACCGCGCGTCATCGCCGAGCCCCGAAAAGTCGACCACCGTGGCGTTCCCCATGGCATCCGTGATCAGGCCGCAGCGGAGAAGGTTGCCAGCGACCGCGTCGTCGAAGATCGCCCAGTAATCGGCTCGGCCGATCTCCGTGATCGTCGCGAACTGGACGACCGACGCGTTCGAGCGCACGGACCGGCCGGGATCGGGGACCGTCGTCGTCCAGTCCTGGTGCGCGACGCGAGCGTAGCCGGCGAGCGTGAGTTCGACGCCATCGATGGTGCTTGGGTCGCCGAAGTAGAGCGCGACGTAGCGGTCGGTGCCGGCGGGCAGCAGGGCCGCGAGCATGATCGCGCGGCCGACTTCAGGATCCACCAGCGGCCGCCTTTCGAGCTTCGGCGACAAGTGTCCAGAGGGCGAGCGACCTCATTGGTCGGAGACCCGCCTCGACTCGTTCGGCCGCCACCAAGTCGGCGAAGTCGTGGTCGGCGCAAGGCCCGTCGCGGTCGAGCAGAGTACAGGTGTAGCACCCAACCTCGCGATGTTCTGCGCAGCGGTATCGAACATAACCAGCCTCGGTCCACAGGCCATGCCCGTCGAAGTGCTTGCGCCAACCTTCCAGCAATCCAAATGTCGGGCGCTCGCACACGGGGCACGTTGGCCGTTTCGTCAAGCACAACTTCAAGCCGTGGCGAATGTTGGACTCGGTCACTTGCTTCATCATGGCGGCTCGGTCCACGTGATCGTACCAGGGATCAGCAGCGACGTCGCTCCAGCCTGCGTGTCGTAGGGACCAAATCCGCCGCCGCCTCCGTCCACGAACAGCCGGTGGTGTTCCTCGCCAGCTGCTCGGTTGATGGCTGTCACGAGGTCGTCGTAGTAGGCGAGGCCGCCGGGCTCAACACGCGCCAGCGCCAGCGCCAGCGCCTCCGTGACTGCGCTGCGGATATCCGGCGTGTCCGGCGTCAAGACGATGTATGGGGCGAGGTCTTGCAGCACAGGTCCCTGCACAAACACGCCGTGCAGACCGGAGGGCTTGAGCTCGGCGATCGACGCCTCGACCGTCGAGATCAGCAGCGCGCTCGGGATCGGCGAGTCGAGGGGATCGGTGGGATCCCATTGCTTGGCGATGATCACCAGCACGGTGCCGATGCCGTATGCCGCGTCGAAGGCCCACGCCGCCGAGACGCCTGCGATGGCCGTCGCCCAAATGACGTAGTCGTTTTCCTTGCCGTATATGGGTCCGGCCTGGATCTTGACCAGCGTGCGCGCACCGACAGACTCCGCGTCCTCGGCGTCGAATCCGTCGGTGAGGCCGTTCTCGCCAGCGGCGCCGAGCACGATCGCAACCGAGTCAACGCCCGCGGGCGGAGCCACCAATGTCAGCTCGGTGCCGGTTAGAGTATTGCCGATCGCGCCGGCCTCCGAGGCAGTGACCGTGATGTCGACCTCGCCGACGCCGGGGATCACCGCGGGCGCCTGGGTCAGATACTCGGCGCCGTCGTCTCGGGCGAGCAAGGTCAGTGCCGGGACCACGCTCGCACCGGCGCCGGTCACCCTCACCAGCCCCGTCGCCGACGTGGCTGGGTTCGGCGCGACCCCGTAGATCGACGCCCACAGAAGCTTGTACGCCGCGTCGGCGAGGTCGACGAACATCTGCCGCGCCTGCCATTGCAGGATGCGCAGGTACATGTAGCCGAAGGCCGCGAGCGCGAAGGCGATCGCCTCGCGAAGGCGGCTCCCGAGCGCGCCGTTGACTTCGGTTTCGACGTCGTCGCGCGCGAGCTGTCGAAGCTGTTTCAGCGTTGGGATCGAGAACATGTCATCCGCCTCCCTGCGAAAGAACGACGGCACCCTCGGCGACGTCGCCATCGGAGCGCCAGATCACCCATCGCATCGTCAGCTCGTTGACGGCGGTCTGGGTGATCGTGACGCCTACGCTCGAAGCGTAGGCCGGGACAAAAGCGGCGCGCAACGCTGATTCATAGCGTTCCTGGAGGAGCGTCCGCGTGCTGGCGGTGAGCGGCTGGGCGAAGCTGATCCAGCCTCGAGAGCTCGCCCCCTCTTGCCGACGAGCCAACCACTGTTGGTGGCTACGCGGATCCTCGGGCCGGACGCTCTTGCGCTCGGGCGCGTCCGTGAAGCACACCGCGAGCACTTCCTCGGCCAGCGGATCGGTCTGCTGGCCGGCAAGCTCGTAGACGGGCCTTGGGTTGATGACTGTCATACGACCGGGTCCAGGTATCGAATCACGGCGCCCGGCAGCAATCGGAGCGTCTCGGTGCCCATGGAGTTGATGTCGATCACGCTGTCGACCGCTCGCTGGAGCACGTCGTCGTTGACGGCCCCGAGATCATCGTACAGCACCGGGATCAGCGTGAATACGTCCGTCGTCGTCTTCACCGTGTGGGTGAGTAGGCGCGGCAGAGAGGCGGCCGTCTCCCCGAGGAATTGCCGCGTAGCTTGCCGCATCACGCGGGCGTGCCGGTAGACGTCACGGTCCAGATCATCGAGGGCGAACAACGCCTCGAACGCGGGCTCGAGCGCGTCGGCCACGGCCAGCACGCTGTTGACCGTGGCGAACTCCGTCGACGTGATCGCGAGGCAGACTGAGACGGCGACCGACGACAAGATGAGTTGCGTCGCCGCGGCCACTTCACCGAGTTCTTCGAGGTCCTCGACGCTCGGCGTCTGGACCTGATCGGCCTGCAACGGCGAAGCACCGGCGTTGAAGTCGGTCCCGTCCACGAGCGCGTCGATCAGCGCGGCCGCGGCCTTGTCCGTGGTTGGCTGTTGGACCGCGGCCGAACCCGTAGCCGTGTTGCCCTGCGACGAAAGCGACGGGATCAGAGACAGAAGTTGCAGCGCCGCGCCCATGAACGACATCGCCAGCGTTTGCGGCGTGTTCAAGAGGGTCTCGACGGAGTTGGCTAGTTCGGAGATCGCCCCTGCAACAGCGTTGACCGCCCCGAACGCAGCCGAGATCTTGTCCAGCGTCTTGCTGAGCCAACCGATGCCGTTCGCCAGAGCCTCGAGCGCACCGCCATAGGGGCCGCCCAAGGTTTGGCCGCGATCGAAGTCGACCGCCACCGCCTGGCTCAGCAGGGAGATCGCTGCCTCGACCGCCGAGATCGCAGAGTCCGAGAGGACCAGCTGCGGCTCGGCGTCGATGAGCGTGATTGACCCCTCGCTAGCGAGTTGCCGCGCCTCATCGTAGATCGTCAGCGTGTAGTCGCCGTCGAGCCAGAGTCCCGTCACCTCGCCGAGCACAGGCATGCGCACGGTGAATGGTCCGCCGCGAAGCAGCATCGCTCGCAGATCCAGCGACGCCGTCTCGTAGTCGTCGACGATCCACTCGCCGTCCTGGATCAGCATGAAGTCGACGCGATGCCGCTGCGGCGCCTGGCCGAGCGTGATCGCGGTCGCGCCGTCGACGTTGGGCGCATCCTTGATCACCGTCCGCTCGCTGCCCGAGAGCTGCGTCGTGCGGATGAACACGGGGATGTCGTTGATGGCTCCGCGCTCCATCAGGTCCCCTTCGCTTTCGTCGTCGCGGCTGCGTTGAACAGGTCGTTGCCGAGGATCGCCGGCGGCACGACGGCTGTTCCGTTCAAGAACGCGGCGAAGTTGGTGAACGCCAGCACGCCGCCATCGTTGGGCGCAAAGTTGCCGGGCTGGATGGCGTACGCGGCCGCCTGCGCCATGTGGTCCTGCGCTGCTTGGGCCTTGAGCAAGGCAGCCGCCAACGCGTCGCCTACATTGACGCTCTGCCCGTCATCAGCGACCAGCGTGATGTCGGCCGCCGGAGCCGCTGTGATCACGATGCCACCGGCATCCGGAAGCTCGATCGTCGCGCCGTCCTTGCTCGTGATCGTGAGGCTGCCGTCGTCGTCGAGGTAGACCACGTGGCCGCCTGCGCTCCACAGGGCCTTGTCGCCGGGCTCTGTAGCCGGGCGACCGGTGACGCTCGACACGAACGCGGTGAGGCTGTCGCTGTCGCCCCCAGGTGCGAGTAGCAACGCTTCGCCGCTCGACGGTTGACCGGCCAGGCCGTAGGGCTCGAACACGTCGGCATCGTCGTCGCCATCGACCGTGCACGTAGGCACGGCGTCGGCGCTTCCGCTCGGGCTGCTCGCCTCCCCGAGCTCGATCATCGTCTCGGCGCCGGCCTTATCTCCGGCCTTGCGCTTGTCGATCAGCCTCACGAGCCCGTGGAGTCGTCGATCCATCAGCTGCCCTCCGGTGGCTTGAATAGCAGTTCGAGCTTGTCCGCGTCGAAGTCGACGGTGTCGCTCGCGTTGGCGATCGCCGTGACCGTCGCGCTGTGCTGGCGCAGCCATTCGGGGTTGGTTCGGTATCGACCTCGGCCGCCGATCTTGCCGCCGTCGTTGACGGTGAAGTCCTCGAGCACCGCATAGGCATCAGGCGGTCCGAACTCGAGCATGGTCTTGTCAGCCCCGCCCATGTCCCGCGAGAGAGTCACCGACGTCAGGAGCATCGTGTCGCTAAAGCCCCTCACACGGTCGTCGAGCGGGTACAACGTGTTTGGCCAGAAGAGCGCCTGCGAGTTGTTCGGGCTCCAGCCGTCGAGTTCGACCATCACACGGATCGCCTCGGCCCTGCGCTTGCGAACCTCGTACTCGGCTTGCCGCAGGAGCTCGTCCTCGGTCCGAGCTCCTGCCTCCGCGTCGATGATCAGCGGCGAGTATTTGGCCGATGTGTCGAACGCAGGGGCGCCCAGGTGCGTGAGACCGCCGCTGCCCTTTCGCTTCTTGCTCTTGCGCGCGACGATGATCTCCGAGTGGATCGCTCGACCGTCAAGTTCGTAGTCCCACGTGATCACCCGCGCGTGCGGTCGCGTGATCGAGATCGGCGACGTACGGACGGCGTTGCGCGTGAGCCGGATCGACGCCTTCGCCTTGCGGTCGGGGCTGACCGAGGCCGCGCCGCTCACCAAGATCAGGCCCTGGCGCCTGGCGACGCGCTGTACGAAATCCCATGCACCTTCGTTTTTCTTGACCTTGACCTTGTCGATTGGCACATCGGCGATCTCGTTGCCGGTCTCGCCAACGTCGACGACGAGGTCGAATGGCTTGACCACGCGCTCGATGATCTGCCGCGCGGAGAGATTGCGGAACACACGGCTCGTCACGCTCTCGCCGTCGCCGATCTTGATCGATGACTTGGTCAGGCGCTGCGCCGACGAGAACCCCGTGATCGACAAGGTGTCCGACTTCGCATCACCGTGACTGCGATAGTTCATCACTTCGCCGACGAGGACGATTCGGCCGGCGATCGCCACCGCCATGGAGTCGCCGATGCTGAGCTCCGCGAGCGGGATGTCGTCGGCGACCTCGACTTGAACCTGATCGGCCAGTTCGGTCACTGCGAGGCGCAGCGAAAAGGACTGCACGCGCTGCAAGTTTTTCCCGCCGATTTGCACGACGAGACTCGGCACGGTCATGAGGGCATTCCCGCTTCCATGCTGGGGCCTACGTTCGGCCGCGTGTTGGTCGCCATCGCCTGAGTAGCCTCGGCTATCTTGGCCAGTTCGGCCAGCATTCCGGCGTCGCCATAGATCCCCTTGGATTCGGTTTCAGCCGTAGAAAATGCTGCTTCCCCAAGATTGAGCTGCTCGCCGTATTGCTGGTCAAATCGGGCAAGATCGATCTCGGCTTGCCTGCGCTGGCGCTCGATTTCATCGGTTACGCCGGTAACCTGATTTAGCTTACCGGCCCAACCGCCAAGGCTCTTTTCTAATATATTCGCGTCACTGCTGACGCCTCCCACTCGGGACTCGGATGCGGCCGTGCGAGAGGCGTTCACCGTTGCGATCAGCCGGTTGCGCCGCTCCATGAGCAGTTCCGCGTCGGACCGCTCGACCGGGCCGAGCGTCGACGCCGTGACATCGGCGATCTGCGCATCGATCTCCTTGCGCTTCTTGCCGCGAGCGCCCTTGCGTTGCTCCTCGAGTGCGGCCAGCTTCGCCTGCTTGTCGGCCTCGAACTTCGTTTGCTCAGCGCTGGTCGCCTCGCGTTTGAACGATATGGTTTTCTGTTCTTCCTCGATAGCCTTGAGCTTGTCCTCGTACTTGGCTAGCGATTTCTGGGCCTGATCGAGCACGAGGTTGAAGGCAACGATGCCCGCGGAGGCGAGCGCGAAAATGCCAGGAAGTGCACCGGCGAACTTGCTCAAGCCACCACCGAGTTTGGCCGTCGTGCTCATCGCCGTCCCCTGCTTGGTGACCGCCGAGGTCAGCGTATTGGTCGACGAGGTCAGCTTCATGTTGCCCAACTGCGACATGGCGCTGATCGTCTGCCACATCGAGTAGGCGCTGGTCAGGGCGCCGACTCCCTTCGCCGCGACGGCGATACCGACGGCGAGCTTGGCGATCGTCGACGCGGTGTTGGGATTTTCTTTGGCCCAATCGCGCATGCCCTTGATGATCGGCAACACCTGATTGGACAGATCGAGCAGCACGGGAACGAGTTCCTCGCCGGCCTGGATTTTCAACAGCTCCATCTGGGCCTCGACCTTGGCGCTCTTCTGCGCGGTCGTGTCGGCCATCTTGGAGTACGCCTTGTCGGCCGCGCCCTGCTTGTTCTCCATGTCCGCGAGGACGCTGCGGTAGTCGTCCATTCCGCTGATCAGGCCTGAGATCGCCGCGCGCGCCTCGGAACTGTCGAACAGCTTCGACAACGTGTTCTCGTCGAATTTCTCGGCGGCGCGAAGCTTGAGCAAGAATTCCTCGAAGCCACCGGCGGCCTCGATTCCAGCGACGGAGAAGTCGATCCCGAGACGCTTCGCTTCTTCACGTGCTCCCTTGGTCGGCTTTTGGAGGTTGGAGAACGCGGCCTTGAGGCTCGTCGCACCCTCCTTCGCGTTCGGCAAGCGAGTCGACAGCACCGCCAGCGCGGCGTTCGTTTGATCGAGCGACAGGCCGGCTGCCGCTGCCGAGCTCGCCACGTTGGGCAGCGCCCGAGCCATCTCCTCGACGGTCGTCTGGCCGCGCTTCACAGCCGTGAACAACGAGTCGGCGGCCTGCGTAGCGTCGACCCCCTGGTCCTTGAAGTTGGCGACGCTCTTGGAGATCGCCAACACGGCATCCTCCTGCGTCGCCACGCCGCCGATCGCCAGCTTGTTTGCTGCGGTGAGCTGCGCCTGTGCGTCGGCGGCATTGGTCGCGCCGGCGGAGACGATCGAGTAGAAGCCTTTGACCTGATCGGTCGGGAGCCCGCCGAACTCCTCGGCTGCGTCCTTCGTGATCTTCTGGATCTGATCGATCGGGATCTGGTCGGTTAGGGTGCTGACCTCGACCACAGCCTTCTCGTAGTCCCTGAAGGCGTCGAAGCTGCCGCGGATCCCTTGCTCGACCCGGGACCCGAACTGCTCGAACTCGCCACCCGCGACCGCGAGGTTCTCGGCGAACTCGAGCTTGCCGAACGGGCCCATCTTGGCCTTGCCTGGCTTTGTCGGATCTGCACCGAGCGATGCCTTCGCGGCGCTGCGCGCAGCTCGGGTCCGGCGAGTGTTGATCTCCCGCTGGATCTCGCGCTCGCGCAGCTGCTCGTCCGAGAGCGCTTGGAGATTTTTCGCGGCCCGCTGCGAAGCCCGGACGCGCTGCTGGCCTGCTCGCGCAAGCGCGGCGACTTGCCGCTGAGCGTCGCGAGATTCCTGACGCTGGGTTCGCTCGCGCGAGCGCTGTGCTGCTCGCATCGCTTTGTCGAAGCTGGTCGCGGTGTCTCGACCGCCACCTCCGCCACCTCGCTTTCCAGATCCACCACGACCGCGACCCGCGGCAGCGAGCGATCCCATGCCGCTGCCGAGCCCGCCCATCGCCGACTTCGCGCGGCCAAGCGACTCCGCGAATCCGTCGGCCAGCTTGGTCGCGGTGGTCAGCCACTTGTGGACGCCCTTGTCTCGCGCCTTGGCCTGGAGGATGACGTTGATCGTGGCCATCTATCGTCGTCGTCCGAGTAGCGCCGCAAGAACTGGCGTTAGCGCGTGGGCGTGGGCGTGGGCTGTGCGTGTGCGCTGATGCTCCGCCGCGAGTGCGTGCAGGTTGATCTCGTCGAGCGTCAGATCGTCGAGATCTTCGGGCCGCCATCCGTTGACATGGAAGATAGTCGCGCAGCGGTTGCGGTGTTCGGCCGCTGTTCCGCTTTTTTTTTGAGGAATTCGAACGCTGCCCAGGCACTCATGGCATCCTCGACGCGTAGCCCAAGCATCAGCCCGAGAGACCGACCGCTGGCCTTGGCGAGCGCGGTCAGGCGCCCCATCCACTCGGTCTCGCGCGCGGCCGTCCCCCCGTGCATTCGAATGTGACCGGCGCGGAGCGGCCCGATCGTGAGCGTCCCGACCCCAGGGGTGCGGCAGCGGACGCGCGCGATCGTCCCGTCGATCTCAGTGAGCAAAGCTTGAGCGACCTTCATCCAAGCGAACTCGGGGGCGCCGGCGAGGGCCTGCTTTCCGCCGCCATCGAAGTAGATGTCGGGGCACAAGTCGGAGGCGTCACGGCCGGTAGCCGCAAGGCAGAGGGCCATTCCGTCTTTCACGTCGCGGGGATCCATGCGCCACTCGACCGTGTCGAGGTCGATGTTCATCGCGCGCGCAAACACGGCATGCAAGAACCTGTCGCTGCCGTAGTCGGCGACGCATAGGTCCGAAGCCGTGAAGCCTCGGACCGTGATCTTGGTCGGCCGCTCGTCCTCGGACTCCTGAATCTCGATGCCGTCGGGGGCGACCCGCGGGTCGATCGGGACCAGGTCGACCTCGTATGGCTCGGTGGATTCAGTGGCTGGAGCTGCGATAGCATCGACGGCGTTGGCGATCGCAAACCACCCGCTGCCACCGTCCTTGAGCTGCTCGAGCGGCGGCAGCATGTCCCCGTTCTCGTCGCTCGGGCAGACCGATCGGAACGCGGCGTAGAGCTGCTCTGCTTCCGCCACGCGATCAGCTTCCCTTCTTGGTCTGGATGACCTGCTTGCCGTTGTACGTAACGGCAACATCACCGGCGCCGCCCGAGAACGACGGCGGGTCCGTGTTCGAGGCCGAGCGCATCAGCCACTCGTCTCCCGTGTCAGTCTGGATACGAATGTCCGAGTTGCTGGCGGTGAAGGTGCTGACGATGTCGGTCCCAGCCTCGACTGCGCAAGTGATCGAGACCTCGCCGGCCGTGCCCTGGCGCGTGAATCCGACGACCTCCTGGCCAGCCAGCACCGGCGTGTTGGTGAAGCCACCGAAGTTGACGCTCGCGGTGCCGTCTTTCACGAGCACCTTGCGGGCGCCGATCACCAATGCTCGAATATCGCTGATGAGCCTCGCCATGGCTTACCCCTGCACGCTGAATGCGGTCACGACGTCGATCGTGCCGGTGTTGATGTAGTTGGTTCCCGGGATTGGCGGGCTCGTGTTGATCGTCAGCTCGTTCGGTCCGGAGCGCACGACCTGGAGATTCTCGTCGTAGTAGTCGGCGTTGTCCGTCCACGCGCGCGCCTGGAAGACCTCGCGGTTCAGCGAGATCATCACCTGCGCAATGCCGTCGGGATCGATGACCTTGTCGGCCGTGTCGACGTCGTATTGAACTGCGCCGATGTTGTCGACGAGCGTCTTGCCGATGTACGGCTGGAGCACGATCAACTGGAGCTGGCGGATCTCGGACGCGGTCAGCTTGGTCTCGGCGTCCTGGAAGATCTCCGAGGGCTGCCCGAGGCCGTTGAGCTTGTAGAGCGTGACCATCCGCTGAACACGGGGCCGACCGGCCACGAAGTGGAAGGTTGCGATCCCGCTCGAGAGCAGCGTCTGCTGATCTGCCGGCTGGAGATACTCGGTCTCGTCGGGTGCGATCAGGCCGGGGATGTCGAGAATGTAGAGCGTGAGCTTCGGGTTCTCCACGCTCGCCCGCAGACCCGCTACCCGGCCCGCCCACGTCCACGGGTTAGCCGGCACGCTCGGGTCGCCGAAGATCGTGACGTGCTTGGTGTCCTCGCCGAGCCCAAGCGTGGCTAGGTTGCCGACGGTGTCTCGATACCCGATGAACGCATGCCCGTCGATCTGGCGAGATTCGGTCCAGCGATCGTCGAGCTCGGTGATCGCTGCGGTGAGGTTGAGCGCGGCCGCGTCCGGCAGCACCCAGTACTTGTAGCGCACGCCCCCGAGCACCGCGATCGCGGCGGCCAGGTCGGGATCGCCGGCTCCGCCCGCCATGGCGACAGGCGCGATCGTGACGCCGGGCGTGTTCTGCAACACCGTGAACCGGATCTGGTTCCCGTGGGTGCCGATGCTCCGCGCCGTCAAGGTCTGCACGGCCGCGAGCACGCTGCTCGTCGCGTGCAGGTCCAGGTACTCGCTGACCGCGGTGTCGGCAGCGGCGGCAATTGTGGCCGCGGAGTCGCCGATGGCGACCGGCACAACCACCGACTGGTCCTCGACCTGCAAGATGATCGGCGTCGCAGCTGTCGCCGCGCCAGCGTAAGTGAGCGTCCCTGTCGCCGCGGCGCCAGCCGGGGCCGCCATGAGCACGAGGGTCACGTCCGCCGAGCGGTAGGCTTCGAAGACCGCCGCGACTTCCTGGTGGGCTTGCGAGCCGCGACCGGCGTAGGTCGCCGCTTCGTCCGCCGAGAACACGCGCGTCGGCGTGTTGACGGCTAGCGATCCAGCGACCGTCTTGATCCCGAACACGAGGATCTTGTTCGCGGTGAACAAGCTCCCCGTTCGTAGATCGCTGATTGTGTAGCGTCCGCCTGGTACCAAAATGGCCATCAGTCTTCGCCTTTCTTGCGCGTTGCCGCCTTGAGCTCGGGCTCGACTTTCACGACCGAGCCCTCGTTGATTCGTCGCTGCCAGTAGGACCCGGCTGCGCCATCGAGCGAGACCGTGTCGCCCGCGGGTGGGAGCACGCGACGACGACCGCCGACCACGCTAGGATACGGGACCGTGGCCAGCTGCGGGCCGCGGCCGACGTTCACCGTCGCCGGTTTGATGTGAATTCGCTTGGGTATCTTGGCCATCACGTCGCCTCGAACTTGACCTCGTCGCCGTTCGGATCGCCTGGGTATTCGTCGGTGCCGTTCATCAAGAGCAGCACTCCGTCGCCGGGGCGCTCGCGACCGGCAGCGCCGAGCGAGATCTCCTGCTGCCACTGAATGCCCCAGATCGTGTAAGCGGTCTTCTCGTCCTTGTCGAGGTACCGAGAGCGAAACCTGACGGATCCGGCGACTGGCGGCTTGCTGAAAATCCCGTCAGGGTCGGCATCGCGAAACACGTCGGCGTAGATGAACCGCATCGCCTCACCGATGAAGTCGAGCGCGTCGGTCGTGCGATCGCTGAGCACGCCGCGGACAACGACGTACCAGACGAACGTCGGCGTGCACTGGATCGTCATGCCGTGTCCGAGGCGCCCAGCGTCGCCGTCGATGACCGTCACGATCGAGCGCGGTCCCATGCCTGCGTGCCGCGTGATGAAGTCTTGAGTCACCGGCCCGCTGTGGCCGATCGTCGTGTGACTGGCGTGATTGCCCATCCACGCCTGCACCTGCGCGACGACGATGTCCCGAGCCTTTCGCAGATTGCTCTGCGGCCGCGGGGTTGGGAGCGCGGGCTCGGTGACCGCCATCACCAGCCCCTTTCGAAGTCGGCCGGGAAGATCTTGTCGAGCGAGCGCCGGAGCTCGCGGCTGAGCCCGACGTACTCGCGGGCCGGTAGCCGGCCATCACGCGACCCGGTCTGATGCACGGTCGCGTAGGGCAGCGGCGATCCGAAGCCCAGCACGTCGCCCTTGCGATCGGCCTCGAGCGAGTCCGCCAGCGCGCCGGTCGAGAACAGAAGCTTGTGCTGGGGCCCGCGCGTCCTGGCGTAGTCCTCCGACCACGGGTCCCAGCTCTTGCCCTTGGGGCTGACTTCGTCGTCCTCGAGCCGAAGCCGGGTGTCTTCCTCGAGCGCTTCGCCGAACACGTCGAGCGCTCGACCGGGCCACCACACGCCCCAGCGCGCCTCGAGGATCTCGAAGTCGATCAGGCCGTCGAGTTCGAGATCCATCAGCATCCGTACTTTCCGAGTGTTCCGCCGATCCTGACAACCTTGACGATGGGGCCACGGTTCGCCGGTCGTGGCGCGACGATGCCGAGGTCGAGGCGCTTGTTCGCGATGTCGTCGAAGTAGGCTGCGACTTCCTCGACGCCGCGGCGGATCCGTTCGGTCAGGACCCCGTCGTCGGCCAGCGCATCGCGGGCGGCGATCTTGGCGGTGGCGTGGCGAAGATGCGCCGGGATCGTGGTTGGTAGGGCCTGGTACGCCTGCAAGATCTTGGTGTCGATCATCGAGCTGGCGGTCACGATCGTCGAGTCGATCCGCAGCAAGATCGTCGTCGGGATGTCGAAGGTCAGCCCGTCAATCGCGAATGACGTCAACGCCGTCGACCACAGCTGCGAGTCGAAGTGCATGCGGACATTGTCCTCGGTACCGCCGTACCAACGGATCACGTCCTCGCGCTCGCAGTAGTTGGCCATGGATCACTTCTTCGACTTCCGCTTGATCGCCGCTTTCAGCAGCTTGACGACGGCCGGTCGGTCTTCGCCGGCCACCTCGGCGCCGAGGGCTTGCTTGAGCACGACGATGTCCAGGCCCTTGATCGCGGGCTTGATCTCGTCGACCTCGAGCTCGGTGAGATCGACGGCATCGTTCGCGGCGTCCGCCGTGGCGTTGGCCGCAACGCCCGTGCTGATCATTCCGGAAAGTTTGGCGACCTCGGCCTGGAGAGCGGCGATCGTCTTTTCCTGCTCGCGGGCTCGGTTCATCCGATAGTGCGAGCGGACGCCGGGCAGTTCCTTGATCTCGTGCACGGCCTCGCCCGGCGCCGGTTTGCCGACGTGCAGTACCGGCCGAAACTTGCCGGGCTCGAGCTCGATCGAATCGTTGAAGTATGGGGCCGCGGTCCCGCCTTTGGCCCGGCCGTGGCGATCGAATCCTCCGGTGATCCGGTCGAGCGCGGCCGCGGGCGTCTTCGACCAGGTGCCAGGCTTGAAGTCGAGCCGACCCTTGCCAACGCCCGCAGTGAACTCGTAGAGCTGCGTGGTGTTGTTGTAGACGTAGACGTATTTTTGTGCGGATCCCATGATTGTCCCGTGGCTGTTCTGAGCCTGGCTCCGTCGATGTCGCCGATATTGGCGGGGCTTGTTCAAGTCTGCGTGCGACTCAGACCGTCCAGAGCGTACCGCCGTCGACGAAGCACACGGCCCGCGGGTCTCGCATCTGCACGCCGTAGAAGAGGGTCCAGATCTCGATCTCGATGACCCATTGGTTGCCGGAAACCTCGACCGGCGGCTGGACCTGGGCGAACACGGGGCAGGTCACCTGGATTGCGTCGGCCTCGGGAGCGAGCAGAATGGCGCCCGGGTGACCGAACGTGTCGGCCGAGCGCAGGCTGTCATCCATCATGATCTCGTGCCCGCGGTTGTTGTTCTCGATGAACGTCTTGAGCGTCGTGTCGGTACCGCCAGGGTTGAAGAGCTCATCGGAGAAGTGCTCGTCGACGCTCAGCGGGACCAGGGTCTTGGTCGGTTTGATTGCGCGCTCGCGGCTCGTCGCGTCCGTGTACATGAGCCGCTTGGCCTGCGTCCACTCGTCGTAGATGACGTCGGCGTTGGCGGTCGCCCAGTCGATGGTCGAGACGACCCGCTTGATCCCCGGGTAGTTCGTGATCCCGAGCTTCCCTGCCGCCGGGATGCCGCGCAGGACAGCCTCGTTGAAGTCGAGCATGTGCTGCTCTCGGAGCACGTCGCCCTTGTCGCGCATCGAGTTGTATCCGGCCATGGCGTCCTCGGCCATTTCGTGGAAGCCGAGCAGGATCTTGTGCGAGATCTTGCCCTTCTCGGCCGAATGCAGCTTCTTGGCGACCTCGATCGCGCGCTCCGGGCTCTGGTCGAGCGCCGTCAGGCCGTAGTTTTGCGAGGGGTTGCGGACCGCCGTCTCGCCCCACTCGATCCGCTTGGCGCCGAGACCAACACCACCGTCGGTGATTCGGATGATCTCGCCGTTGGCCCACGGCGTCTCCGCTGCCTGCCGTCGGTAGAAGCCCTCGAGAATGGCCGTCGTCGCGCACTTGGACAGCGAGGCGATCTGGCCGGCGTCCATGTTCATGGCGCGCGCCTGCGGGGTGTCGCCCCACTTTTTCGCGGCGAGCATCGCCACCCCGTCGAGAATCGGGGTGAAGGTCTCGGGGCCGTGCAGGTTCGCAGGGTTCCGGAAGTCGTAGTTGGGGGTCCGCTTGGGCTTGTCGAAGGGCATCGTTCTGATCCTGTGGTTGCGGGTTTTTGGCTGGCCGCGCGCGGTCGTCAGGGTGCCGGGTTGGAGACGATCACCATCGCCGTGAGCTGGCCGTCGTCGTCGACCCAGCTCAGGCCCGACCAGCGGGCGTTGGGCACCGCGACTGCGTTGCCGCCATCGACGTCGAGGCGAGCTGCGCCCACCTCTTCCGTGCTGGGCGCGATGATGCGAGCGAACACGCCCGCGTTGACGTTGGTCACCGCCTGCTCGACGACGACCGGGATCTCGCCGAAGCCCTGCGTGGTGACCATCGAGCCAGCATCCCAGCCGTCGACCTCGGTCTCGTCGCCGTCGCTGGGCGCCATGTCCGGCCCTTCCTGCGTGACGCCGAAGACGACTGCGCCCGTGTCACCCGCCTTCAATCGGCGGAGCCACTCGGGCTTGGTGTCGTGCAGCGCGACGAACAGGCCGGGCCGGAGCCGTGGCGGGTTGCTCGTCTCGGTCAGGTCAGCCTGTACGAGCGTGGCACCGCCGGGCGCCGTGAGGGCGCTCAGCACGAAGGTCGTCTCGGGCGTCCTCGAATCGAGGGTCAGGACTGCGGCCGCGACGCTGCTCTCGGCCTGGTCGAGCGCGAGCGGCAGCGAGTCCTGCTTGGCCTTGAGGGCCGCAGCAACTCCGGCCAGGTCGGTGCCGGCGACGGTCACCGACACCACGGTCGAGCCGATCGTGTAGCTGTAGGTCCCGTCGGCGTAGACGCCTCCGACCGTGATCGTCTTGATCGTGTTGTGGCCCGGCCACAACCGCGAGCGCGGTGGGTTGCTGGAGACCCGCTGTCCGCGGGTCGGCTGGATCTGGTAGCGAAGCGTGCTCGTCATCGATCGGTCCTGTGTTGACGGTTGCTGGAAATGCGAGGGTCAGCGGGGCTCAGCGAATGGCTTAGTTTCCGCCGTGGAAGCCCGCGGTGTTGATCGTGGGCGGAGACGCCGGTGGGCGATGGTCGATGGACTTGGAGCGTCCAGCGGCCAACCGCTTGGTGGAGTTGTAGAGCGACGCCACGAACGCGTCGAACGTTGGCGGCGGCTCCTCGTCGGTCCCGCGGGCACTGTCGAGGTCGACCTTGGCCGCTGCGTCGAGGTCGAGAATCGCGGCGACGCGCATGGCGGTCATCGAGTCTGGGCGGCTCCCGACCGCCCACGCCGACACGAGTTGTGGGCACAGCGGAGCGATCTCCCGCTCGAGATCCTGCATCGCGCGGGCGGCCGCGTCGGCCTCGAGCTTGTCGACCGTGCGCCGGAGCCCGGCGAGCTCGCCGTTGGTGGCCGCGAGATCGGTCGCCATCTTGTTCGCGTCGCCGTGGAGCTTGCGCTCGCGCTCGCGCAGCTTGGCGGCGACATCCTTGCTGACAAGCACCGCGACGCCATCCATCTCCATCATCTCGCCGCCGCTCAGGTGCTGCTTGACCATCTCGGGATCGAGCTCGAGCGCGACGGCGATCGCCTGCATCGCAGAGTCCGCGGCCTCGGGGCTCTCGGCGTAGGCGTACGCCTTGATGGCGTCGAGCAACGCCGCCGCGGCGGCAGGGTCCATCTGGTCGTTCTTCGGCTTGGTCATGTCGTTGTCCTTGCTGGCTTCAAAAACAAAAGCGCCGTCGATCAGCACGCGAGCCTTGGGCCCTGCCCGAGCTTCATCGACGAGAGATTCGTGGTTGACCTCGATGTCGGTCTGCCGAAACGTGTACTGGACACCCTGCGCGTCGACGCCAGGATCCCGCACAGCGATCGTGGTGTAGCCCGTCGAGAGCTGCACCTTGCCGTCCCGCATTTTGCGGATCACGGCGATGTCGCCGACGCAGATCTTGACCTTGACGTAGCGCAGGCCGTGCTCGTCGGCCGGCAGAAGCTCGGCGCCGGTGCCCAGCATGCCCCTGGCGTACTCGCGCCAGTTGTCGGCCGTCACCAAGACGGGGGGATGGTCATCGGTGAACGTCGCGAAGTCGAAGCTCGGAAGGCTCTTCTCGACTTCGTCCTCGCTCCGGTACTCGTACCAGGTGCTTTTGCCGTCGCCGTAGAGCTGCGAGCCCGTGCGCGCGGCGTAGCCCGTTACGATCAGCCGGCCGTCGCTCGTGACCTTGTCGGCGAAGCCGTCCTCTCGCAGACGCTCCGCGATCGCGTTGACCTGCGCGGCGTCGGTCTTCGGGCCGAGCTCGTCAGCGATCGCTAGAGCGCGGTCGACTGCGACGCGGTCCTCGGCACCGAGCGCGAAATCCATCGTGCAGGTGCGGTAGACCCGTTCACCTGCGTCGGCGTGCGTGCTCGCCATCGAGGTCAGCAGCGCCAGCGCACCGGCGATCGCTTTGTCGGTCCAGCCTCGGGCTGCACGCTTGACCGGCGGCAAGGTCGAGATTCCGCGCAGGGTCTGCGTGAAGCTATCGGCGGTCGGGGATTTGTCGGCGTCGGCGCTCTCGTGATCGGCGCGCAGTTTCTCGAGCATGCCATCGAGCTTGGCCTTGGCTTCGGCTCGAACCGCGTCGCTCAGATCCTCGGTCTGCGGCAGCCTGGCCAACGCGTTGCGGATCGCGTTGCCGATGCCGACCAGCTCGCCGCTCTCGACGTAGGCGATCGGCAGCTTGAAGCTCGCGCGGGTGATCTCCTCGCCAGCGGGCGGATTCAAGTCGGCGACGACGAACCCCTTGGCCGCCTTGGCCCAGTCGA